CCAAATGATCAATGACATGGGCATTCAGGTGATGGAAGAAGCACCGGATGCCGATGATCTGTTGCTGGCTGAAACCTCCAACAACACTGACGAAGATGCGGAAGAAGCTGCTGCACAGGTACTGTCCAGCGTGGAATCTGAAATCGGGCGTACCACTGACCCGGTCCGCATGTACATGCGCGAAATGGGTACCGTTGAACTGTTGACCCGCGAAGGCGAAATTGACATCGCTAAACGCATCGAAGACGGGATCAACCAGGTTCAGTGCTCTGTTGCTGAATACCCGGAAGCGATCACCTATCTGCTGGAGCAGTACGATCGCGTTGAAGCGGAAGAAGCTCGCCTGTCCGACCTTATCACCGGCTTTGTCGACCCGAACGCTGAAGAAGATATGGCGCCAACCGCCACTCACGTCGGTTCTGAACTGTCTCAGGAAGAGATGGATGACGAAGAAGAAGAGGATGAGGAAGAAGAAGACGACAGCGACGATGACAACAGCATCGACCCTGAGCTGGCGCGTGAGAAATTTGGTGAGCTGCGTACCCAGTACGAACTGGCTCGCGACACCATCAAGGCAAAAGGCCGCAGCCACGCTGCCGCTCAGGAAGAGATCCTGAAACTGTCTGAAGTCTTCAAACAGTTCCGCCTGGTGCCAAAACAGTTCGATTACCTGGTTAACAGCATGCGCATCATGATGGATCGCGTGCGTACCCAGGAACGCATCATCATGAAGCTGTGTGTTGAACAGTGCAAAATGCCGAAGAAGAACTTCATCACCCTCTTCACCGGCAACGAAACCAGCGAAACCTGGTTCAACGCCGCTATCGCGATGAACAAGCCGTGGTCTGAAAAACTGCTCGACGTGAAAGAAGACGTGCAGCGCGGCCTGATGAAACTGCAGCAAATTGAAGAAGAAACCGGCCTGACCATTGAGCAGGTGAAGGACATCAACCGTCGCATGTCTATCGGTGAAGCGAAAGCGCGCCGTGCGAAGAAAGAGATGGTTGAAGCGAACTTACGTCTGGTTATCTCTATCGCCAAGAAATACACCAACCGTGGCCTGCAATTCCTGGATCTGATTCAGGAAGGCAACATCGGTCTGATGAAAGCGGTAGATAAGTTTGAATACCGTCGTGGTTACAAGTTCTCCACCTACGCAACCTGGTGGATCCGTCAGGCTATCACCCGCTCTATCGCGGATCAGGCGCGCACCATCCGTATTCCGGTGCATATGATTGAGACCATCAACAAGCTCAACCGTATCTCCCGCCAGATGCTGCAAGAGATGGGCCGCGAGCCGACGCCGGAAGAGCTGGCTGAACGCATGCTGATGCCGGAAGATAAAATTCGTAAAGTGCTGAAAATCGCTAAAGAGCCAATCTCCATGGAAACGCCAATCGGCGACGACGAAGATTCGCATCTGGGTGATTTCATCGAGGATACCACCCTCGAGCTGCCACTGGACTCTGCGACCACCGAGAGCCTGCGTGCTGCAACGCACGACGTTCTGGCTGGCCTGACCGCGCGTGAAGCGAAAGTCCTGCGTATGCGTTTCGGTATCGATATGAACACCGACCACACGCTGGAAGAAGTAGGTAAACAGTTCGACGTTACGCGTGAACGTATCCGTCAGATCGAAGCGAAGGCGTTGCGTAAACTGCGCCACCCAAGCCGTTCTGAAGTACTGCGTAGCTTCCTCGACGATTAATCGCCGGGTCTGAAACGTAAAAAAGCTCCCTGCGGGGAGCTTTTTTTATGCCTGCAACAGAGACAGTGGCCGGGAACTACAGACCTCTCAACGCCAGATCTGCATCCAGAGCATGATACGCCTCAACCAGTTTATCCGTTGTTATCCGGCTTAAACCGCTCGGATTAGGCAGCACCCAAATTTGCGTATCACCTATCATTAGCGTCTGTTTGCCCCACTGGCTCCCGCGCTGGCTAAACCCCTGTTCAAACGCCTGCTTGCCTAACACCGCCAGCGTCGCGGGTTTGTACTTCTCGATTTTGGCAATCAGCGATTGCCCGCCATCCCGCAGCTCCTGACGTTTCACTTCCGTCGCCTGCACCGTTGGTCTGTCCACCAGTTTCGTCACACCACAATGGAAATCGAGCAGATGATCGGCCTCTTCAGGCTTCAGCTGCCGCTCTGTGAACCCTGCCAGGTGCAGCACCTTCCAGAAGCGATTCGCCGGGTGAGCAAAAGGGAAACCCAATGCGGAGGAAGATAATCCCGGGTTGATACCGCAAAACAGCACCCGCAGACCTGGAGCGATTATGTCCTTAACCATATTATCCCCTGATAAATAACTGACCTGCCCATTATAACGAATTGAAAATACGTTGTTTATAAAAACAGCAGACGTACCGTTACAACTGGATTGTAAAGCGGAGTTACTTTATAATTCGTCGCCTCGGCCCCTTAGCTCAGTGGTTAGAGCAGGCGACTCATAATCGCTTGGTCGTTGGTTCAAACCCAACAGGGGCCACCAAATTTAGTTTCAGAATCATATAATTAAGCCACTCGCAAGAGTGGCTTTTTTGTTGTCTTTATTTCAGTGGCGGCAAAATGGCAGCAGAGATCTTTCAGAGCATCAACGGACGCCCAACTTTATGTTTCACCGCTGGCGAAGACTGAAGAGTCGCTCCGGGCACAGAAATAAAGCGATCCACCGATTCCATGGTGACGAACGTACAGCTGCAATTAATGTTGGTGCACTGATGGTAGCGCTCTTTGGTATTTTCGCTCAGGTAACGACTGGTACGCGCATGTGCTACATGCTTACACTTCGGACAATGGAACATGAACCACCTCTTGAATCACATTTAGTGAACTAACAATATCACTAAATTCACTTTTTGGGAATATCTTTAGATTCTGATTCTTTAATTACGTACTCGAGGTCTGCATTATTGAGCTCCAGCTCTACAGTCGTCACAAAGCCGTTTTGGTCAATCTTATGGGTGAGCTTATTGACCAGCCATGATTGCTCATCAATGATTTTTTTAAAGCCTGAGACTCTCACCACCATTTCAGTGCTGAAACTTTCATCCCCTCTCGCCAGGACGATAGTAAACTTAATCGTTCTTCGTTGTAGCAACTTCCAGTATGACTCTGCCGCCTGTTCCGCCTGCGTTTGACTGGCGTAAATTTTCTCCAGCATAAGAGGCTTAGCCGGCGCACCCGACATATATTCGGCATACTTTACTTCCTGCTCTTTCTGCTTTTTAGCCGCTGTCTGTGCGCTAACCGCCTTTGCATTCGGGTGCTGAACCGTCTGGCTTGTCTGTGCTTTCGCTTTACGCTCAATATTAACCTGCTGGTTCTGCTTCGGGTTTTTCGTATCCAGCCACCGCGCAATCACACCCGTGTAAAACCCGCGGTCAGAGATGACGAATGTATGTCCATCCCCCGAACGACGCTGAATCACTCGCTGGGGCAACGGTTTCCCGGAAGCATCAACCGCGCTGCCCGTTTCCAGCATCAGCAACATGCCATCTTTTACCAACATTCTCCCGCCGTGCAGATCCCCCAGTCGCGTCAGAAAAGCGATGTCAGACTCTTTTGACTGGTCGATATGGGAAACAGGAATGCTCTTGAGCGAGTCAGCAATAATAGCGCTTAAGCTATTTCGCTCAGCAATCGTGCTGACGATATCGCCCACCGTGGTGTCATGCCATGAATTCTCATAGGTCGTGCTGAATTTCTGGCGAAAATCAATGCTGCGCGCAGTGATGGTGACTTTATCCGGTGCGCCTGTATGCGACACCTGATCCACAATAAAGCTGCCTTTTTTCAGCCATGCATTTACATGGTCCAGCCAGCCAAGATAGAGCGACACAACAACGCCACGCTCGGGAAGTTCGACGAGCCCGTCGGAGTCATCCAACACAATCTCCAGCGTGTCAGCCAGAAACTCCTTTTCATCCGTCATGGTCAGGCTGATGAGTCGGCGGTTGATCTTATCGGTAACGTCCTTTTCCCCAATCTTCAGCATAAAACGGGGCGTTGATGTCGCCCCTTCACCCGTAATGATATTCACCCTTTTCAGCCTCCCACTTTAGACAGCATATCCGCCGCTTTACCTGCGAGGCTCTTCGCCTGCTCGCTGATATCGCCATACATCGCAGCGAGGGACTCATCAACGCGGGTCAGTGCGAGGGTAAACGTGATTTTCCGGGGGGAGCCGTCAGAAAAAAATTCCGTTCCGGTTTCCGTGACCTTCGTGATAACAAACATGCCATAAATCGCCCCAGAGCCAGCAATCAGCGGCCACGCCCGCCCTTTCTCTGCCATGAGGTGCAGCATCTGCATCGACTGTCGACCGCCCGTCAGCTCGGTATAGAGATCGCCGGTGAGCGTGATCGTATCGACGCCTGGCCCAATAAACTGGTAGGCAGGACGCGTTCCAATCCGATTATTCGCACCCCAGGTATAGGCTGAGTCACGCTGCATGCTTTGATACGGCAGCGTCTGGCGCATGAAAACGAATAAACCAAGAGCGAGCATCATGAGTAAACTCCAAAATCAATTCGTGCATCTGAGAACTTCTGCGTCTGTTTGTTCTGCTCCCACCGTTCAAGCTCGCTACGGATCTTCTCGCCTAATTGGTTAGCCGATGCCGCATCCCCTCCAGCGACCGTGATGTTAATTTCACTACGGCTCTGATCAACAATGGAGCGCCCAAAAGAAGGCTGCGCAGGTTGATAGCTTCCGGGATACGCGCTGGCTGGCGGGGTATAGCTCCCGTTTTGCGTCGCGGCGTTGGCTTTTGCTGCCGTCTCATCAAGCGTGCCGGACTCTTTATTGATGATGCCCAGTTTTTCCAGCACCCAATCGATTCCACCGCGCAGTTTATTAAACGCATTCAGCGGAAGCAGAAGCGCATCGGCCAGCGACTGGCCAAAGGTCACCCCAACATCACGGCAGCTATTGAGCGTATCCTGAGTCGTTTGAACCGGGGCAATCAGATCCTTAAACCATTGCCAGACGCCGCTCAGCTTCTCACCAAGCCCTGCAAAGGCGGAGGTCAACGGAGTGAACATCTCCCCGATTGGCGCAAAGGCAGCCATCACGCCTTCAATCACGCCCGAGAAAAAGGCGCTGATAGGCTCCCAGTACGCACGGATCAACAACGCACCGGCTACCACCGCCGCGCCAACCGCCAACACAGGCAAGGTAATGGCCCCAATCGCCGCAGAAATACCGGAGAACGCCGCCGTAAAGATGGGGCCGACCACGCCCGCTGCCAGCATAATCATATTGATACCGCTGATAACCTGACCGGCAACAAGACCAATACTGCCAATAACACCCATCAGCATTGGGCCAGCCGTGGCCACAAAGGAGAGCGAAGCCGATACGGCCTGGTTTTTCTGCAACCAGCCGTCGAGCTGGAGAACAAAGCCGGTCGCCGTTTGTACCAGGCCGCGCAGGGATGAATTCTGCTGATCGAACAAGTCAGTACCGACTGCCGCATAAGCCGACTGAAACTTTTGCATGTCGCCGCCCAGGTTATCCTGCACCGCACTGACCAGCGCATCCGTCTTACCGTCAGAGGTTTTGAGCATCGCCGCCAGCTGATCAAGCTTGCCCGTGGAGGCATCGGTTAGCAGCGTTGTCGCCGCCGGGCTGGCGTCTTCCCCAAATATCGTTTTGACGTACTCAGTACGCTGCTCAGCGCCCACATTGTTATTCTGAAAACTTTGCTGCAATGCTTTCAGAACGGTGAACACAGGCAGGGCTTCGCCTTTATCGTTGGTGGTTTTAACGTTGAGTTGATTAAGCGTGTCATTCGCTTTGCCGTCTGGCGTCAGTAAACGCTCAAGCACTTTCTGGCTGCCAATCCCCGCCGCCGAACCGGAAATGTTTGCATCATGTAATGCGCTCACCATCGCCGTGGTTTCTTCAATGCTGGCACCTACATTCTGCGCCGCCGGTGCGGCATAGGTCAGCGCCGCGCTCAGGTCATCAAAGCCCACTGCGTTTTTGCTCATCGCCATAGAGATAACATCACCAATATGGGCAACGTTACTGTCGGGAAGCTGGAACGCCGTCTTCATATCCATCAGCAAGCCGGCATTTTCATCCACGGAACGATTATTTGCCTGCGACATATTCAGTACGACCGGCGTTGCCGCCTGAATAGCAGGAAGAGAACCGCCCGCTCTGGCGAGGCTCAACTGAGCGCTGGCCGCCCCCACCGCAGAGACAGCGGAGTTGTCCCCCAGCGCGCGCGCCTGGGTTCGCAGCGCTGTCATTTCCTTCGAGTCTTTTGCCACTCCCAGCGTCGCCTGCAGCTCCGCATTTTTCTGTGACAGTTCGTAGCCCGGCTTAAGCAGTTTCACGC